GTCAAGTCTCTTTCCACGCTCAGGTGTTTCGTCTGCTACATCGATAATAACGGGCTTGAAATTATTAGTATTGGCTCTATTCCAATTATTCTTTAGCACACCTAGTACTACATCAATACCTTCATCAAACGTTGCTACCATTTCGCAAACTCCTTCTTACGCTTTTCACGCTCATGGGCTTTGAAATCAGGTACTAACTTACCGCCATCGTTTTTGACTTTGTGTTCCATCAGTCCCGGCGATTCAGTCATCATGCGTCTATTGACTCTATCTTTCAACGCTTTTTCTTGTTCAACTGTCATTTCTTCCGGCTCTAACTCTCTTTCTGAGCGCTCGACAGCCTTACGATATTCGGATGGTCCTTCTGTGATAGCCTTCTGTAAATCTGCTTGGTATTCTTTTTTGCTTAGTTCTAAAGTTATGGCTTCTTTCCATTCTTCGTAAACTATTTTCTGTGTATCACTCAAAGGCTACCACCTCTATGTAACGCGGGAATGTCTTTTCTATATCCATTTTATAGAGTTGAATCTTAGACGCTAAGTCTACGTTTTGTGTACCTTCGGGTATCAATACGCTTCGGTCATCGCTCATTAGTAAATCGATAGCAACCATCTTTGTACAAATGTCCTCTATTGCTTTGTCTACGTATCTCTCACCGTATATGTATGATGTTTTAATCGCATTCCACTCAAAGAAAGGGTATGAATTATTGAAGTAGATAATACCCATTTCATGGTCTATCCACCAATCTCGTAATCTACCTTGGTCGCCACTCGCACTTCCACCTTGTAAATCGACTTGTAAGGTATCTTGTTTTAGTGTTCCAGTAATATCGGATAGAGCAGAGCCTACGACTATTGCACAACCAGTAAATGTAGTATCTGTTTTACCTGTATATCTAAACACATCTCCACTAGCATCTACTACAACGCCAGCGTTTGCAAATCCGGCAGTACTATCGACAGTAATTGTAGTGCTACTCAAACTAGAGAATGTCGCACTATTAGACTGCGTTTGACTCAATTCTATATTACTATCAGTAACTACGATACTACACGATTCACCAGCAGTAGTTTGTCTCATACTACTAATCTTTACAATACCTGTACCATAGTCAGAGTTAGCAGTAGCGAGAAACTCATTATGCACTGCTACGTTACTAGTGCTACCCTCTAATGTAAAGTTAGGAGAAAAGACAACATCGGTTTTACCAACTCTATCTTCTTTATTGATTAAGTCTGCAAGATTCTGCGCAGTTGTTACCTTATCAAAATCAGCACGCCAATTCGCAGTACCAGTGCCGATTGTTAACAAAGATGCGCTTCCATTGCCGGGTGAAATAACTATTGAACCTGTTAAAGCCCTTACATCATCGGGTAATTTTATTCTAGCCTCAGCAGCAGCGATTTCTCTGTAATCATCTCCTTGCCACAGTTCTAGTCTCAAGACTTGTTGCACATTTCTAAACAACAAGGGACTAGTACCTACGTAATCAGTATAGTATCTACGTCTATATGGTTTGTATGTATCGAAGTTGATGTATTCCGCTTGTACCAAATATGGTCTCCAAGCGTTGTGAGTTCTGTTGTCGATGTGGTCTTGCATACGAAGTATAACTTCATCAACTTTCTTTTTTGTAATACCTCTAACTCTACCATCGGTAAACGAGGCTTGATTCTGTACATAGGCGTTATCTGCAACTTCAAAATTAGCATGAGTGATTGAATCTGCAAAACCCAATCTAACACCATTAATTGTTGACGTTATTCCATTGATGGTTCTTTCTAATCCTAATGGGTCTGCATCACTATAAATTAGTAAAGTATCACCGACAGTAAATCCGATGTTTCTATAATCAGCACCAGTAACAAATATACCAGTTGCTTCGGAATCGGAACTAACTAGTATTGCTTCTTGTGGTCCTATGTCTAGTAAGTCAGCAACTTTCTGTGCTGTGGTGTAGACAACTGCTGTTGGGTCAAGTGGCCTTGTCTCTCCTTCACCCGGACTAAACACTTGTGGCATTAAAGTCGCGCCTCCTCATTACGGCTACCGAGATTATATTCCATAGGTTTGTCGCATGAACCGCAAGTTGCTCTCCATAAAAAGTGTAGTAATCCACAGTGTTTACAGCGCGTACCTGCTCCTATATCGAGCACGTCTGCAATTTCACTAGTTCTAGCCCTCTGTTTAGAGGTAATACCAGCCAAAGGAGAGTCTGTATTCACAGTATGAGCGTCGTATGTAATATCTGCGCGTACTGTTTGTTTTGCTGCTCTGCTAATGTCATCGATATCAAGAGTTTGTAACTCGAATCCTGACATTCACTCACACCACCTTCTATCATGCTTTCTGATATACTACTAAGAATATATTACCCAATACTGTAATCGGCTCTACTGAAATTATTTTTGCACTAGCATAACCAGTCAATGCTTCAATATCAGTGGTCATAGCAGTGCTTAACGCACCGTCATTACCTGCGCCTGAGAAGTCTCTAGGGCTGTAAGGTCCAATTACTTGTATTGCTTTAACCATCTAGGTCACCGCCTAATCAGCGCTTTCCTAGTGCCCACCATGAGCCAGTGTTGCCACTAACACAATCTATTGTGAGAGAGCCGGGTGCTGCGTCTGTAACGATTGCGAATGCACCGTCTACGCCGCCTCCAGTAATATCTCCGAATGTGTCGCCCATTACACCGCAAGCGAGTATTTCTGTTAATCCAGTTACTATTGTTCCTGTCGCAACGCTTGCTGCGTTCCAGTCTCCGGTAACCATCATTAAGTCACCTAATACGTGTGTTCTGTTATCTGTTGTACTGCTAAATGCCATTTTCTTATTCCTCCGTTGTTTCTGTTTCTACTGCTTCTTCAATTGCTTCTTCTACTGGAGTCTCTTCGACTACAATTTCTTCTACAATTTCAGGAGCGGCTTCGACTATGACTTCTTCGACAGGGGCTGGACTTAAGACATCTTCCACCATTGCAAGCAATGAGGACTTTGTTTTGTATCCATTAGATACTTCCATACCCTTATCTCTTAACCATGAAGCGATGTCTGCTTTTACCCAGCCACTATCAGGTATTCCGTCGTTTAGTAAATCGTATGCCGCGCCTTCTATTACAAACAATGTTGGTTTTAGTTGCCTTTTATTAGCATCTAACCAATCTTGTGTAACTTCTACTACTTGACCCCTAATCCAGTCACCCATAGAAGTGTCTGCATTAGGTCTCATGTAGAGATTACCAATGTATGTAACTGTTGGCAGTAAAACCACCTCAGTTGTAGAATACTACAAGTTGTCCACTAGTTACAGTTCCGGTTGTAGGTAATGTGACTACCAAACCGCTTATGGTTGCACCGAGCGTTTGCGCGTTTGCGCTTGTACCGCCAGTTGCTATTGCTGTGAGAATTGCACTTGCACCGCCGCTTAATGTGACGGTTGCTCCGTTAGTTGTCGAACCTAATGTAATCAGTGCCATTTTTGGTGCTGGGTCGTATCCGTTTGCTCCATCGCTGTTTACTGCGCTGAATGTACCCGGACCACCGCCCGGATATGATGTGTCTGCTGCTCCGTCTAACCACTCAGTAGTGCTGTGTGAACCCGCTCTGAGTTCCCATGCACCTACTAGTGTTGCCGTTGTACTGCTTCCTGTTACTGTCAATGTATCTGCCATATCTTTTTCCTCCGTTTATATTATCTCCAAGACAACCTCACTTAAGGTCTCTTACGCTCCCTTGTGCTCCGAAGAAAGTGGTCCATAGTTCTCCCATGGTACGGTATAGTCCTTCTTGGCCTAGTCTGTTAATTGCGAATGGGTCACCAGTTTCGATACCACTCTCAAAGTATTGTGTTGGAATTGCTGTGCTAAAGTGCAAGTAGTCTGTATCTAGGTAGTAGATTCTTGATAGTGTATCTGCTGCCATGTTCTTTGTTGGGATGATTGGTACACCGTTGTATGTTGCTACGATGAAACCAGCCTCGATTCCGGGTACACCCTTTACACCGTTGTAGGTAGGGGTAACTCTCTTCTCTTCCATGAATCTCTGTTGTGATTGTAGAAGTTGCTGGATTCTCATTAGAGTATCGTATCCAGTTAGCATGACTTTCGGGTTTCCACCACGAATCCACATCTTTTGGAACATCTCGTCTAGTAAGTCTAGAGATAGTGTTCTGTCAGTAGGTGTACCGCTAGAAGCGTTAACACTCATTTCTGCGTTTGACCATGAGTTTGCACTCCTGTCAATACTGTACATATCCATATCCCCATCTGCGCTAACGTGTCCTGATGCTGCACTTAGTCCAGTTGTTGCGTTTGCACTGTTTTGGAAACCGGAAGTAACTCGGTCAAGAGACTCGAAGTTGTTACCTGCGACTGTATCTACGTCAGTACACATCATTTTGTTGATTACCTCAGCGTGGTGTTTACCCATTTCCTCTTTCATTACAGAGCGTATGTCTCCCATTCCGTCATCCTTGTCAGCAAGGAAGATTGCAGTTTCAGACATATCGAATGTGTGTGCGATAGTCTTTGGTTTTGCTGCTACATGTTGGAATGTAGGTTTGATTGTTTCAGGTAGTGTTGCGTTCTCTGCAACTCCGCTTCCAGTAATTGCACCAGCATTTGGTCTGCCAGTGATAACGCGCCATCCGCTTCTATCCCACGGTTTCTTTGGTAGTATAGAGAATGCATTGAACTCTTGGTTCAATTGTGACCATACTTTGCGACCATAGATTGCTTGGTATGTTCCACCTGTTGTTGACAGCATAGGGCTGTCGGCCTTGAGTAATTCACTACCGGAGTATGAGTAACCCATTGCGTTACCTGCTCCATAGTAGTATCTTTCCATGTCAGTTATTGTTCGTACATAATTTCGTGCCATTTTCTTTATCTCCTTTTATTTTTTAATATCTAATCTCACTCGAAAGCCTTTGATGCCAAGTTATGAACTTCATCCCATGACATGTTAGCCAAATCCTCCGTTGATGGAACAGTTACTGCTGGTGCAGTAGATTCCGATTTTGTGATTGCTTCTCCGGCTTCTGCTGGAGTAGTGATTGCTTCAATGCGCTCTGAAAGTGCACTAATTGCTTTTGTTATCTCGTCTAGAGGACCGCGTGCATCGTATGCTGCTGCTTCCGCTTTTGCGATTTCTGCTGAACGCTCAGAAGCGTATCTGTTAGCAAAGTTGCTTTCTAGAGAGCCACGGAACTCTTCTTCAAGAGCAGCCGCTTTGTATACTTCGTATGCAGACTCGATATCTGAGTCTGATAATGTTGCAGGGTTAATGAAATCTGATTTCTTAACGTCACCAGCACTTCCAGTTGTTTTACCAAAAGCGTTAGTAGATGGTTTTCCATCTTCTTGTACTCGACCTTTTACTTGCCCAGTGTGTTGTTCGTAGTTTGCATCCCATTCTTCGGGTGTAGAACCTAGATTTGCTTTTTCTAGGTTATCAAAGTGAACACGTGCCTCAGCAGTGTCAACTCCAGCACTCTTTAGAGTGTCTTCCATCCAGTTAAGATAGTCAGATGTGATAACATCAGAATATTCTGACTTTTCTACATCAGCATCTTCTTTCTTTTTGTCATCTTTTGCATCTTCTTTCTTACCGTCTTTCTTGTCAGCGATAGCCTCTTTCAATGCTGGTGGCATTTCGCC